AATGCTGCATGGGCAAATCTAAATAAGAAAGGTGACTGGTTCTATGACCACACCCATTCTAATTGTTTCCTTAGTAGTAACTACTATGCCTCAGGGGATACAGGTGTTACAAAATGGATCCATCCCAACCCTTACTATGACAAGACCAACATATGGCCTTTCAATTCTAAGGACTGGGAAGATAAATTTAATCTAACCCATGAAGAACCTACTGTACCTGGTAGGTTTATTGTTTTCCCACCTACTATCAGACACAGGGCTACCCCAAATGAGTCAGAGTGTGATAGAATAACCATAGCAGCTAATTGGTTCCCAACAGGACTTATTAACTCTTCTGGTGTGTCCCACTTAAATGTAAATGTTATACAATGAAAGAGATTGAAGAGAAATTCATGACTCAAGGTAAATTTGTCACTCTAGTAGAGCAGAGAGTCAAAGATAGTCAAGGTCTTATTAACTATATTGAGGCAGTCGCTTCAGTATGTGAAGAGTTTGAGATAGAAGTAGAGACAGTCGGGAAACTAATATCTAAACCACTTAAAGATAAAATCAAGTGGGATGCACAACAATTAAACTACATCAAGAGAACTAGTAGAGGAGTGTTAAACTTATGACAGATTTCATGCAATCGGAGGTAGTGCAGTCTGAATTGGAGCAGATACAAGAGTGTTATACAGAACTCTTGAAGATGTCTTCTGGTCTGCAAGAATTTAACCCTAAGGAGAGACTTGAGCACATAGAGAAGACTATGGAGTTGGTGGCAAAGCAGAAGGTATTTTATGCACGTCTACAGTTGGCGGCTAATGAGTTACAAGATGATGACTCTGCAAAGGAAATCAAGAGTAGGATAGAGATGATGTCCACTGAGTACAGTGGTGGTCTCAATCTTACTATGGTGTTAGACCAGATGGAAACCAAGCTTCGTGAGTGGAGGAATCAACTCAGAGAAGAGGGTGTTGACACCGCTAAATAACTATGCTACTATAATCCAGTAGCAATATCACAATACAAATTCGGAGACAAACACGAATGTCATTTGCAAATCTAAAGAGTAAGTCTGGTAAGTTTTCAAAGCTTACACAACAGATTGAAAATATGTCCAAACCTCAGGGTAGAGGACCAGATGAAAGACTCTGGAAACCAGAGGTAGATAAGAGTGGTAACGGTTATGCCGTTATTCGTTTCTTACCAGAGCCAGACGGAGAAGATCTTCCTTGGGCACAGGTTTGGAGTCATGCATTTCAAGGACCAGGTGGTTGGTACATAGAGAATTCTCTTACTACACTTAACCAAAAGGATCCTGTAGGTGAATTGAATAGGACACTATGGAATAGTGGACTCGATGCAGACAAAGATACTGCACGTAAGCAAAAGCGTAAGCTTTCTTATTATAGTAACATCTATGTTGTTAAGGATCAACTTCATCCAGAAAATGAAGGTAAAGTATTCTTATATAAGTATGGTAAGAAAATACATGACAAGATTGCATCAGCTATGCAACCTCAATTTGAGGATGAAAGTCCAATCAATCCTTTCGATCTATGGAAGGGTGCTAACTTTAAGATCAAGATCCAGACTATTGGTGGATACTGGAACTATGATAAGAGTGAGTTTGACTCACCCTCTGTGTTAGCAGATTTAGATGATGATACACTTGAGAAGGTTTGGAAGTCACAGTATTCTCTTAAAGAGTTTACTGATGCTAAGAACTTCAAGTCTTATGAGGATCTCTCATCACGTTTGAATCTTGTGCTTAACAAGTCATCAAGACCTGTAGTGCAGTCAAACGAGGAAGATGAGAATTTGGTACCTCTTGATAGTCCAGTTGTTAAAGCGGACCCTATACCCACCAAAACTAAAGGGTTTGGTGCTAAGATAGGAGAAATAGAAGAGTCAGGTGATTCACCAGATTTATCCTATTTCGCTGCCCTTGCTAACGAAGACTAATGAAAAAACTACTACTGCTCCCACTTCTATTAATTGGTGTCACAACACCAGTAAAAGCAGAAGCATTAACTTGGAATGAGTTTTGGGAGCCGTTTGTAGAATCGTATAATTATGGTCACGATCATGGAACTGGACATTGGAGAGATTGGCACTATGACCACCATCATCCCCATCCTCATTATGGTCCACCAAGACGTAGAAGATGTGAAGTAACAGTCACGAAGAAGCAGTGGATACCAGGACATTACTTAGGTAATAGTTACAACTGGATCCCTGGTTACTGGGAAAAGCGTGATGTTATTGAGTGGCACAAGTGCGGACGACCAGACCGCAGACGACCAGTCGTTACACCACTTTGATATATTATTCGACTTTTTGAACAAGCGAAACCCCCGAAAAAATCGGGGGTATTTTTTTGTCTGTAGGGTTTTTTAAGTATTATTACTTATGCTGACCCATATTGGTTAATTGGATCCGAAGCAGAGGTTATTCCTGCTGTGCTAGTTGTTACCACTGTAGTACCATCTGCCAAAACGTCACCTTCGCTAATAGTTTCACCATTAGTGTCAAATGTCCTAGATGAGTAATCTGACTCTGAAGCAAAATCGATAGAACTGGTCTGACCGATATTTGTGCTATAAGTCGGTTTAGTAGTAACAAACTGCTCTTCGACTGTATCAAGTGATTTCTTGGATTGTGTTTCTGGGTCGGTTTCAACGTTTGGAAGGTATTTGCATAAATTCTTGAATTCTTGAATAAACCCAGTTAGGTAAGTTTTCCTCAAAAGGTAAATATTGCGTTTATAGTCATTTTTCTCGGTTTCGTGGTCATAGACAGAAATCGGTCTAATTATCGTATCCTTGGGAAGGTATGTTCCGTCAAGTCTCCTATATGTGAAGTTTTCTGGTACTTCTCGACCTGCTTTCAATAATACACGACCTTTGGTATCTTTGACTTCTTGAGTAACCCAGTGATGCACTGAATCTGCCTCTTCCTCATATTCACTCTCAATATACCTTTCTAACTCATCCTCTGACATGGGCCATTCATCATATAAGTTGATAATGTTATTACAGAGTAATACAACCCAATCTAACTTCATATCACCATAAGCATCTAATGCCACTTCATCAGGACGTTGGTTGTTTTTCACAGTATATTGCTGGAAACCCAAAATAACGTCATCTAATTCTTCACGAATTTTGATTCTTCTGAAGATATTCTTCGCAAGACTAAATGGATCGACATTACTCTTTCTGTAACTCGATGTTCTAACATATACGTTAGGTAGGTAGGAGAAGTATTTGCTCATGAGTTCTCGAAGTCAAATTCAGGTATGTCAGCACTTTCAAAGTTGAAGAAACCACCACTCCTGTCTTGAGGTTGTGTAAATGTTTCCTTCGTAAGGTATGCAGTTTCCATGAATTTAAGTGACATGGTATATGATACAGGACCAAAATCTGCTAAATCCTTACCTGGTAGTCTTGATTGTAGGGTTAAATTCTTTTCTGGTGTTACACTCATACCTTTTAACACCATTTTAGTTGGGAATTGCATTAAGGCAGATAACACTCCTTGTGCACCCCCTGTTTCTGGGTTAGATATATCTTCTTTACCACCACCTGCATCAGTATATCTAACTATCTGACATCTAAAGAAGTTAGGTAGTGTCAACCACATATTCTTATCCTTTCCAGGTAGCATTGCTAAACGGAGTTTATGGATAATCTCATATATGCGTATTACATCAGCAGAATTCTTTGGTACCATGTGGAAGGTAAAATCATGTGGTCTAAATGATCCACCCTTGTAAACTGCTTCTTCATACGGGTTGAATACCTTACCTGTTGTCATTTGAGCAAGTGTATTTGAGTCAATTCCACCACCACCGCCAGCAGCACCTGTTAAACCAACTACACCTTCAATTGCACCAGCAGCAGCTTTAAATCCTAATCCTGGTTTTGCTGATTCTGCGAATTTCTTTAATTGCTCACTAAAACCTTCACCAATACCTTTTTCATCAACAATACCTCTTGCTGCATTCATTGCAGCTGCACCTGCTGCACCCAATTCTACACCTTCCCATTTCGCTGTGTATGCTTCACTTAGCGTTTCTGGTAAATATAAGAAGATAGTATCTTCAGCAGTATTGTCTTCGTGGTTAAATATATCTAACTTTAGGTAATCAATTACCTTTGTTGGAAAAGCAGCACTATCACGAATCGCTTCTCTACTGGTACTTGAATTTACACCTATTGGTTTACTTTGTGGAAAAACGTAATTTGCCATGGCTTATAAAGGAATCTTCAGACCATCAAACAAACATAAGTATAAGGGTGATCATACCCGTATTATTTATAGGAGTTTGTGGGAACGCAAATTTATGGTATGGTGTGATCAAAATGTAAACGTTATAGAGTGGGGAAGTGAAGAAGTTATTATTCCATATAAGTCTCCCTTGGATAATCGTGTCCATCGTTATTATCCCGATTTTTATGTTAAGGCGAGGACCAGAGACGGAAGGATTGCCAGGTCAATCATTGAGGTCAAACCAGCTGCACAGACTAAACCCCCACGCAAGCGGAAGAAAACTAGGGCGTTTTTAAGTGAAGTTAAGACTTGGAATGTAAATAGTGCTAAATGGAGAGCAGCACGAGCGTGGTGTGCTGATCAGAAAATGAGCTTTATCATACTAACCGAGAAACATTTAAACGTATGAGTATCTTTACAGACGTAAAAGACCTCGCAGGAGGAGTAACACAATCTAAACAATGGTATAGAGAGCAACTTCAGTATGGACTAGAGTCATATGAAGGTGGTTTTACTGTAGGAGATATCATATTCTTCAATTATTCAGCTCAGACACCAGATTTACCATTCTGGGATACCTTCCCTATGGTACTAATCACAGATGTAGATTACCAGAAGCTTCAATTCTCTGGCGGGAATATGCATTATCTACGCCCCAGCAGTAGAAGAAGCATGGGAAATAGTTGGGCTTCGGGTGGAATATCATATCCTATGCGTTGCCATCATAAATACTTTATGTCTAGTGTCACTAGAGCATATAATGTACCTCAAGAAGAGTTTCGTGAGATGACACCACTTCCAGTTGAGCAATTTGTTATAAGACCTAAAGGTCTTGGTAGGACTATGGAAGTACCAAGCAGCATTATATGGAGTAGACTCAAATGAGCACTGGGTTTGAAGATTTTAAGCAATTACTCACCACGACTGGTAAGGAGCCTGCTAGGTCTAACCTGTATGGCGTAGATATTTTTATGCCAC